GCAATCTGCTGAAATGGGATTCAGTGCTAATAAAGTGATGCCTAAATCATTCCAAGATTACTTTTTAGCTTATATGGCTGACAAGGTATCTGCTGCGGTTGAATCTTCTATTTGGACAGGTGTACAAGGTAGTGGAGGCCAAATAGCTGGTATTGCTGTAAAAGTTGCTGGAGATGTAAATTTACCAACTGCTCAAGAAGTAACAGGTACAACTGTAACTGCTTCTAACGTTATTGCAGAGCTTGGTAAAATTGTTGATGCTTTACCTTCTTCTATTTACGGCAAAGAAGATTTGAAAATTTATGTATCTCAAAACATTGCAAGAGCTTACATTAGAGCGTTAGGTGGTTTCGGAGCTTCAGGATTAGGTGCTAATGGTATTGACAACAAAGGAACTCAATGGTATTCTGCATTTAACGACCTTTACTTTGACGGAATTAAATTATTTGTAGCAAATGGTTTAGCTTCGAATACTGCGATTGCTACTTACACAGAGAACTTGTATTTTGGAACAGGTTTAATGTCAGACATGCAAGAAATCAAAGTAATTGACATGGGTGAATATGACGGTTCACAAAATGTAAGATACGTGTTGAGAGCAGGAATGGCTGTAAATTACGCATCTGTTGAAGATATCGTGACTTATGGTATTGTTAATGGAGTTAATTAATAATTAAATAAAACTTTTAAGGGTGGTGCAATAAACGCCACCCTTTTTTTATAACATTAAAAATTTTTAATTATGAGTTGTGAATTATTTATCGGACGAGCTGAGCCGTGTAAAGACCAAGTAGGAGGTCTAAAAAATGTTTATTTCTACTATGAGAATCCAAGTTATTTATTTGATAAGATTGGTGTCACTGAGATATTCCCGAAAACAAATACTATTACTTCTGTAACAGGAGTGACTCAGTTATTTAAGTTTGAATTAAAAGCAAATGAGAATAATTTTGTTTCAACTGTAAATTCTGACCGAAATAACGGTACTACATTCTTTTCTCAAGTTCTTAACTTTAAATTCAAGAAAATTGATGCAATGACTACTAAGCATTTAAAATTGCTTTCTTTCGGTAAACCTTATGTAGTTGTGGAAACAAATAATAGTCAATTTATTAGCTTAGGTACTTTTAGAGGAATGGAAGTAACAGGAGGTACAGTTGTAAGTGGTGGAGCATTGGGAGACCATTCAGGCTATACATTAACATTGACAGGTGAGGAAGCTACACCTTTATATCATATTAATGCTGGTACACAATCTGCTTTAGCTACATTATTTGACAATGCTGCGATAATTACTGATGATTCTTTAGAGCCATTAGTTTAACATTTTACAAGTTAATACAAGCCCTACCTATATGGTGGGGTTTTTTTTTGAAACAAAATTGAATTTATTAGTTATTATAGTATGATAGTACTTGAGCCAATAACAACAACACAATCATTTTACGCGACACTGAGGGAGTTTTCGACACTTCCGAATAAGATGCTGATCACCGATAAGGAAACAAATATAAGTGAAGAGGTTAATATAACGGTAGCTAATGGAGATTACACTCAGTTAATTAGTTTTCTTTACGACAAGTTAATTGAGGGGCACTTGTATAGATTAGAAGTGTATTACAATACGATTGAGGATTTAAGATGGAGGGGTTTAATGTTCATTACCTCACAAAGTGTAGATAGCTACACTATTAACAATAATACTTACGAAGAAAAAACAACTACAAATGATTTCATCATTCTCGAATAAAGTAATCGAACTTTCAAGATATGTACAGCCACAAATTACAGAAGATAAACGTAATGAATGGGTAAACTACGGAGAGGACAACGATTACTACAATTTCTTAATTGAAAGGTTTAAAAATAGCCCTACAAACAACGCTATAATCAACAATATTTGTAAGTTGATATTTGGGCAAGGTTTAGGGGCAAAAGACGCCTATTTAAAAGCTGGTGCGTACGCTTCATTTATATCAATGATAAGTGAGGATGAAATTAAAAAGTTGATTACTGATTTATATTTGTTAGGACAGGCTTCTTTGCAAGTACATTATAACGATAAGCACAATAAAATTATCCAAGTTTATCACATCCCACAACAGCTTTTAAGGCCTGAAAAGTGCAATGAAGATGGGGAGATTGTAGGATGTTACTATTCCGACAATTGGCAGGATGTTAAAAAGTACAAGCCTAAAAGATATTCTATGTTTGGTACTTCAAAAGAAAAGATTGAAATACTTACAATACAACCTTATTCTGTTGGATTAAAATATTTTAGTTACGTAGATTACCAAGGCGCATTGGATTACGCTTTACTTGAGGAAAAGATTGCGGAATATTTAATAAACGAGGTAACTAACTCATTTTCGCCCACTACGGTTATAAACTTTAACAACGGACAACCAACTGACGAACAAAAAGACGAAATAACTAATAAGGTAACAAGCCAATTAACAGGGTCAACAGGGAAAAAGTTAGTTGTATCATTTAACGACAACGAGCAAACACGTACAACTATTGATTCAGTTGCTTTAGATAACGCACCTGAACATTATCAGTATTTATCAGATGAATGTAGAACTAAAATAATGGTAGGTCACAACGTGGTTAGCCCTTTGATTTTTGGTATTGCTACAACAACAGGATTTAGTGCAAATGCGGATGAGCTTAAAAACTCTTTTGTATTGTATGAAAATATGGTAATTAAGCCAAAACAAAACTTAATTATAAAATCACTTGACAAGTTGTTAGCTTTTAACGAGATTAATTTACAGTTGTATTTTAAAACTTTGAATCCTTTCGAAAGTGAGAAACCAACTACACAACTAAGTTCAATTAAAACTATTGACGATTTAAATGTAGAAGATTTTGCGTGTAATACTGATTTAAGCGATTATGAGCTTGTTTATTGTGAGGATGTAGACTTTGATACAGAAGAGAGTTTAAACGAGCAAATAGATGCTTTAAATGGCCAATATGAAAAAAAAAATTGGTTACAAAAATTCGCAGTAAACACAGGAATAGCACGCCCTACAAATAAAGACCCTGAAGATGGAAAGATGTTTATTTCAAGATACAGATATGTAGGTGATTTATCAGAGAAGTCAAGACCATTTTGTCAAAAAATGATTAAGGCTAACAAGCTATATAGATGGAATGACATACAGCAAATGAGTAGAAGTGTAGTGAATCCCGGTTTTGGTCCAAAAGGAGCTGATAAATATGATATCGGACTTTATAAAGGAGGGGCAAACTGCCACCATAAATGGCAACGTGAAATATATCAAAAGAAAGTTGACAAATTAAACAAGCCTTTTATCCCTGTAAACATACAAGCACAGCCAAAAACAACAGATACGCAAGCACGTAAACAAGGAGAGCCACAGCCTAAACGTGACCCTTTAGTTTATACACGACCTATTGACATGCCAAATCAAGGATTTTTACCAAAATAATTATGGAAGCACTACTAATCGCACGCACAGATATAGCAAAATATACCTCTTTAGATGGTAATATTGACTATGATAAGATTTTACCTTTCGTAAAGACTGCTCAAGATATTTGGATTCAGCAATACACAGGTACTAATTTACTTGTAAAGATTAAAAATGACATTCTAAACGATACGTTAACAGGGAACTATTTAAGCATCGTAAATACGTTTTTAAAGCCTATGCTGATTCATTTTACTATGGTTGAATATTTACCCTTTGCGAGTTTTCAAATATCAAACCAAGGCGTAAATCAAAGAACGGTTGAAAATGGGCAAGTAGCTACTCAAGAGAATATCCAATACTTAACCGAGAAATACAAACGAATAGCTGAAAACTACGCTCAAAGATTTATTGACTATATGAATTTCAACAATAATCTATTCCCTGAATATTTGAATAATAACAACGAAAAAATTAATCCACAACAACAAAACTATTTGGGAGGATGGCACATATAAAGTATAAACCAAAAGAGAACAACATTAAGAAATTAGAGTTATTCTTAAAAAAAATTGAATATGGCAAACGAGATAGGCTGGGGAATGGCTGTAAACAACCTGATCGGTTGGGGAAAAACAAATGAAGAAGGTTACAACCTACTAACTGAATCGGACTTATTTTTCACAGATGAAGAATCAAACAACATGCTGACTGAATCAAGGTCAGAGGCTTGGAATGGTTGGGGTGAAATATACGATACTACTTGGTGGGGAGATACAATGGATGAACGTTAAAATAAAAAAAATAAAATGGCAACAAACGAGAGAAAATTTAGTGAATTAACAGCAAAAGGTACAACAATTGCAGACACGGATTTATTAGCAATTTCTGAAAGTGCTGGAGGTGGTGCATATGTAAGTAAATCGGTAACGGGTGCGAATGTTAAAGCATTGGTTACAGATGCTAACTTAACAACTACGGATGTAACAACTAATAATGTTAGTACTACAAAACACGGATTCGCTCCAAAATCACCTAACGATGGCACTCAATTTTTAGATGGTTTAGGAAATTATGATACAGTTAAAGATTCTGATTTAAGTACATCTGACATTACAACTAACGATGTTAGCACTTCGAAACATGGGTTTACACCTAAAGCACCTAACAACACTAATCAATATTTGAGAGCTGACGCAACTTGGGCGATTCCTGTTATCAGAGTCCAAACGGTTACAAGTTCGGCAACAGTTACAGCTACGGATTCAAACGATTTAGTAACTATCACAGCACAAGCTGAGGCTTTGACTTTAGAAGACCCAACAGGAACCCCAACTGAGGGACAACCTTTAATGTTTAGAATCAAAGACAACGGAACTGCAAGAGCTATTACATACGGCGCACAATTTAGAGCAATAGGAGTTACTTTACCAACTACTACGACCATAAGCAAAACGACATATTTAGGTTGCGTATATAACTCAACAGATACTAAATGGGATGTTGTAGGAGTAAATACTGAAGCGTAATGATAAGTAATAGATATTATAGTCTTATTTCATCTATGAAAAAGACGTCTGCGCCTGCTGTTGACACAGATGCACAAGCATTTATAACAGCAGCATCAATCACTGACTCAACACAACAATCAGCAATCAACACCCTAGTTACCTCACTTAAATCAGCTAACATTTGGACTAAAATGAAAGCTATTTATCCATTTGTTGGAGGTACGGCTGCTCAGCACAGATTTAACTTAAAAGACCCTAGGGCAGTAGATGCTGCATTTTATTTAATATTTTATGGTGGTTGGACACACACATCAACAGGAGCTTTACCGAATGGGACAACTGGATATGCGAATACTAAATTTATCCCAGGTAATAACTATAGTAATTTAGTTTATGATGCACATATGTCCTATTATTCGAGAACCAATCTAAAACCTATAAGTACGAGTTGGATGGCTGGTGGATTTGGTGTTGATAGTGATTACAATTCTGGAGCTTATTTTGTTTTGATAGTGAATAATAACTATCCGACTCAACAAGGTTACACTTATGGTCGATTGATTGGTACTAATTGGGGATCTTATAATAATGATATTGGTGATTCAAGAGGTTTGTTTATGATTAACAAACAATCTCAGACTTCTTTAAAACTAATTAAAAATACAACATTATTAGCACAAGACACATCATCCAATACATCAATAAATAAAGCTAGTGATAATATCTATTTGGGTGCTGTAAATGGTGCTCAATCTTATTCAGGGATAAATTATGATAATAAGGAATATTCTTTTGCAACAATTGGTTCTGGATTAACAGACTCAGAAGCAACAGCATTCTA